CTTAAAACTAAATGTAAAAAAGTATAAACCTATTGAAAGGCAAATACTTTATACTAAAAACATTTTAATGATTTCAATTACTTATGAGGGAATACATATTAATGAGGGGATTGCCGCACCGGCCGTTTAGGATTAATTATTTTAATTCGGCAATATTAAAACGAACTTTTATTTATATAATGAATTAATGCAAGACGAATACGAATCATATAATTTTTGGAATGAAGACAGAAAAAATAGCAATAAGTAAAATTAAATTAAACCCAAACAATCCTCGTTTAATTAAGGATGATAAGTTTGCTAAATTAGTTCAGTCGATTAAGGACTTTCCCGAGATGTTAGAAATACGTCCGATAGTTGTAAATGATGACATGGTTATTTTGGGGGGAAATATGCGATTTAAGGCATGCAAAGAAGCTGGGTTAAAAGAAGTATCGATTATAAAAGTAAGTGGCTTATCAGCAGAAAAACAGCGTGAATTTCTTATAAAGGATAATGTAAGTGGCGGCGAATGGGATTGGCAATTATTAAATGATTGGGATGCTTTGGAATTAGAAAGTTGGGGTTTGGATGTTAGTAAATTTGATACTGATTACTCTGATAAAAACGAAGAAATTGATATTGATAGTTTAGATACTGAAATGGTTATTAAATTAAAATATACCGAAGAGGAATATAATTTAGTAAAAGAACAATTAAGTAAAATTGCATCAACTCCAGAGCAAGCTATATGGAAATTATTAGGTAATGAGTAAACATAGATTTAATTATAAATGGTACTTAAAAGATGGTTACCAAAAAAGTAACGGTTTAAAAGTATTTGGCACTTTTATTTGTGGTGGCGGTTCAACTATGGGTTACAAGTTAGCAGGCTTTGAACATTTAGGCGGTGTTGAAATTGATCCACCAATAGCGGATGTTTATAAAACAAATCACAATCCTAAATATTTATTTATTGAGGATATTAGAGAATTTGCAAAGCGTACTGATTTTCCAAAGGATTTATACAACTTAGATATTTTAGACGGTTCACCACCATGCAGTAGTTTTAGCATGGCTGGCAATCGTGAAAAAGATTGGGGCAAAACAAAAGTATTTAGAGAGGGGCAAGCCGAACAAAGATTAGACGATTTGTTTTTTGATTACATAGCACTTGCTAAAAAGTTACAACCAAAAGTTGTTATTGCTGAAAATGTAAAAGGATTAATTCAAGGTAATGCAAAGGCATACGTTCACAGGATTAAAAAAGAATTTGAAGCTGCAGGATATAAAGTGCAATTGTTTTTATTGAATGCGGCTAGTATGGGTGTACCACAAAAACGTGAACGAGTATTTTTTATTTGCCAAAGAAATGATTTAAACTTTCCTAAATTAGAATTAAAGTTTAGTGAAGTGGCAATACTTTTTAAAGATATTGAGCCAATAAAAGGAAAAGAAATAAAAAAAGATACTCAGTATTTTGAATATTGGAATTTAATGATTTCAACCGATAAAGATTTTTGTGACATCAATAAAAGATTAAAAAGAAAACCAAACGGATTTGGAAAGCACTTTTTACAAATGAATTACACGCCCGGCACAATAGTAAGTGGAGATAGTTATTTTATGGGGTCAAATAAAAATGAAGTTTCAAATGTAGATTTATGTAAAATAGGCACTTATCCACTTGATTACAACTTTAAAAAGATTGAGCCAAAATATTTAATCGGAATGTCAGTTCCGCCAGTTATGACTGCACAAATAGCGACTGAAATTTATAATCAATGGTTTAAAAAATAAACACAATGTCAGATAACATAGAATATATTTTACCATTTAGTTGGAAAAAAGGACAGAGCGGCAACCCAAACGGCAGACCTCGTAAATTCGTTTGTCAATTAAAAGACATGGGTTATAACAAACAGGATATAAACCAAACTATTGAAAATATGATGGCTATGACTTTAAACGAATTAGCCGATATATTTAAAGATGAACATGCAACTATCTTAGAACGTACCATTGCAAATGCTATGCGCAAATCTTTAGAGAAGGGAACTTTGTACAGCCTTGAAACTCTTATAAGCAGAGTGCATGGTGTACCGAGCCAAACGATTAATCAGTTAATAACCGAGAAACCTATCTTTAACGGAATAGATATTAATGTTACAACGAACGACAGCCCAAACGAAAATATCTAAACTCAATAAAAGAGTAAGGGTAGTTAGGGGTGGAACTTCTGCAAGTAAAACATTTACAATAGTTCCTTTCTTAATTGACTATGCTGTTAAAAATCCACTTGCTGAAATATCAATTGTTGCTGAAACAATCCCACATTTAAAGCGTGGCGCCTTGCGTGATTTTCTTAAAATTATGGATATGATAGGAATGTACGAGCCAGAGAACTTTAATAAAAGTAGTTTGGTTTATACGTTTAGTAACGGTGCTTATATTGAATTTTTTAGTGCGGATGCAGAAAGTAAATTAAGGGGGGCTAGGCGTGATGTGCTATTTGTAAACGAATGCAACAATATAACTTGGGAAGCCTATTATCAATTAGCAATTAGAACAAGACGCTTTATTTATTTGGATTATAATCCTGTTTCTGAATTTTGGGTAGATACCGAATTGATTAACGATAGCGATACGGACTTTGTTGTTTTAACTTACAAAGATAATGAAGCATTGGATTTATCAATTATTAAAGAAATTGAGAAAGCAAAAGAGAAAGCGTTAACCTCAACTTACTGGGCTAATTGGTGGAGCGTTTATGGTTTGGGTAATATTGGAAGTTTACAGGGTACGGTATTTAACAACTGGCAACAATGTGATGCAATACCAAATGAAGCTGAGTTTATAGCTTACGGAATGGATTTTGGTTTTACAAATGATCCAAGTACTTTAATTGCGGTTTATAGATACAATGGTGAACTTTATTTAAACGAATTAATATACCAAACTAAATTAACAAATAGTGATTTAATAGCTAGGTTAAAAGAACTTGGTATAAAGTCAAATGAAATGATTGTGGCTGATAGTGCCGAGCCAAAATCAATAGAGGATTTACGAAGGGCGCAATTTAGAATAGAGGGAGCAAAGAAAGGAGCGGATAGTATTCGTAATTCAATAGATACTTTACAAGCGTTTAAATTGAGTGTAACGAAGTCTAGTATTAATTTGATAAAGGAACTAAGGAACTATAAATGGGTGACTGATAATGACGGCAAACATACTTCACAGCCTATTGATAGTTATAACCACGCTATTGATGCAATTAGATATGTCGCTTTAAACCGACTTAAGAAGTCAACTTTCTTTATTCAATAAAATGTAAAAATCAAATAAAATACTATATTATAAAGATGAATATTCCTAAACGATACGAAGAGTTAACGGTTGACCAATTCCAAAAATTAGAGGACTTGAAAACAAATAACGTCTTAGATAACTTAGATAAAGCTGTTTTAAGGCTATCAATTCTAAGCGGTAAATCAGTTAAAGAGATTGAAGACTTAAGCCCCACAAAGGTATATGATGTGTTAATTGATGCTATATTCTTAACAATTCCTATTACTCAAATTGTAACACCAGATAACATTAGTTTAGGTGGCATTAAGTTTAGATACATTAAAGAGATACATGAATACAATATTGCACAGGAAAAGGATTGGAAAGAAACTATCAAAAACTTTGATAATAATTATTTTAAGTGTTTGCCAGAACTTATGGCAATTTGTCATCAAGAATTTGAGAACGGCAAATGGGTTTATAATTCAGATAATCATCAAAGAAACGTTGAGATATTTAGAAATTCTAAACTTAGTGAATCGCTTGGGGCTGTTTTTTTTTATTCCAAAATTTTCAAACGTTACACCGAAATTTTAGCGGACTGTTTGGTTCAAGCAACTCAAACTATACAGGAAGCCAATCAGATGATGTCGGAAGATTTAGAGTTTCAGACTTTTTTGAAAGGTGGGGGTGGGAATACAATGTAGGTTTAGTAGTTAAAGATACTAACCTAAATGAAGATAATATATTTGAATGGTCAGTTGTTCGTTTTTATAACAAGCTGGCATATTTAAAGGACAAAGGAAAATTTGAAATAGCATTGAATGGCAATAGATAAAGAGATAATAGCATTATTAAGTGACTTTGGTTTAAATTTAACTATTGACACTAAAAGCAATTTAAGAAAACGAATTAATGAACGTGCTGCAAAAACTTTATCTAAATCTAAATTTAAAGATAAAAGTGTTAAAAATGTTCA